ATGGAACAAGCAGCACAATTGGAGGCCATCAAACGCTACACCATCCAAAAACTTGGCAGTGACAGTACTGGACACGGTCTCGACCACATCATGCGCGTCGTACGGATGACCAAAAAACTGATTGAAACCGAAGCTGCCAATGAGTTTATTGCCGTTGCCGCGGCCTATCTGCACGATACGATTGACGAGAAGCTGGTAATCAGCGTAAAAGAAGCCGAGGAAGAATTGGAAGATTTCTTGCGGCGCATTGACCTGACCAATGAGCAGATCCAAGCAATCATGGATATCATTTCCAACATGTCGTTTGCCGATACGCTGGGCGATGCACGACCAACCTTATCGCGCGAGGGCCAGATCGTCCAGGATGCCGACTGGCTGGACGGTTTGGGCAGCATCGGCATCACTCGGGCCGTCTATTACGGTGGCAGCCACGGCGAACGCATCTATGACCCGCTGATCAAGCCGCGTGAGCACATGAATCGTGAGGAATACCGCACGGAACGCGATGAGACCGTCATTAATCATTTTTACGAAAAGCTGTTGAAGATCAAAGACATGCTGAATACGGAAACAGCACGTAAAATAGCCGCTCATCGTCAGCAGATCATGGAAGACTTTTTAAACGAGTTTTTCTTGGAATGGGATGCCAAAGCCTAGTTTGCAAACTAAAAGCCAAGCTGCCGGATGCGGTGCTTGGCTTTTTGATTGGGCAAGTAATTTTCCCGTCTCTATTTATCAACAGTCAACTTTTTGATCCGTTACCTTTGCTTCTTGCCCCAGTATTCACTGCGCTCTTCAAATTGTTTCACATTAACGCAAACAAGTGACAATTCAAAGCATAAATTGGAGATTTTTGGTGTTAGCTTATTTCTGCTTCAATTAATTAGAAAAAGAAAGCCACCATTTTGCCACCTCTTGTTAGCCTAAAAATAGATTTCTTACTATTATATATTGTATTAATATAAATATGCAAAAAAGCCCTACACACGGCTAGTGTTAATCAAGGAGAGAACTTTCACTTCCTTCTTCATTGATATGGTTTGGTGCCATGTGTAGGGCTTTGCCTTATATATTTAATTGTAGATATTATTCAAACGATCCGTATGCTTCATTAGTGCGTGCATCTCGACAGGCAACGTAGCCATACTGACCATTAGCTCGTGGCTGGCGCAGATAGACAAAACCATTAGTCCGTGCCCATGCATCATACTTAACTACTGATCCGCCATAGAGTACCGCAATAACAGAACTGGAAGGCGTAGCTCCCCAGCGTAAGTGCAGGACATAACCAGAGCCTACCGTAAACTTACCATTTTCGGCATGCCAGGTAACTCCCAAGCTGTCCCGCCAAGTAGTGCCGGCTGATGTAGACTCTGCAGCAGCTTTCTTATCTTGCTGTGGTTGTGGCTGAGTCGTTGGTCGAACCGTGCCATCCCCTTTGGCCAGCTTGTGCCAGCCGTCTGCATCAAGATAAAACTCAGAGCGGTCCATCGTATTGCCGGTGAACTGCCAGCCAGTCAGATTGGACCAAGGGGCAAACTTATACGAACTCAGGAATGCTGGCACTGCCCAGCTGTTAGCATAGGTAGGATAACCAGCTCCCCACAAGCCACAAGAGTTGGAGCAATTGGCTACTTGCCAAACAGCACTGAACTGTACATAAATAATTGGATAGACACCAGTCTGGCTGTGTACGTAGTCTACAAACGTCCGACACCAGTTAGTGTTGCCCCAGCTGGCATTCTGGCCTGATTCCCAATCCAAGCCAAGAATTGCTTCACCGATGTAGTTCTTGACATTAGCAATGAAATACTTGGCTTCTTCAACAGGATCACCACCTGCGGCATAGTGATAAACACCTAGCAGCTTGCCGGCATTTTTCGCGGCTTGATAATCGGTATCGCAATATGGATTGATATAACCTGTACCTTGCGTAGCTTTAACAATGACGCCTTGTGCGTTAGGATCTGTCGCATAGCTGCGTGGCGAGCCAGAGTATACATCTACTACCTTAATCGTCATAATATCACCTCTACTTGTTGAGTACCGGTTGCGTGTTATTTATATCATCAGTGCTCTTTTGCTTATCAGCCACTCCAGATTTTTCGTAAGCTGATTGAACAACGGTTCCTGCGTCTTCTGGAGTGATGTGATGGCCAGACTTAGCAAGTGACGTCTGTACCATTTCAACGGCCTTAGCGTACTTATCAGCGCCAGATAGGTTGCGACTAGCCATCGTGTTGACAGCTGCTTCTGCTACCTGTTCGGCCAGCGTCCAGAGTTGGCGCGATTGCTCCGTCTTGGCCGTCTTAGCCTTAGCGGTCAGCAACGGCTTGGCGTATGCCCACAAAAAGGCCACCAGTACGGCCAGTGCGCCAGACTGAATCAACCATTCGATAATGTCATTTGCTACTTTCATTTTTTGTCCCCCTTGACGATTACATGTTCCTCAATTCGAGCCAGCCGGATATCATGTTTGTCGGTCGTATCTTCCAGCTTGTCTAGTCTGCGATTGGTCGACTCTCGATCAGCTTTTAGGCTATCCAAAACCATGTTGACCTTAATCATCGTTCTATTCAGCTGAGCGATTGAGTCGCCAAGCCGGTCAAATTCGGCTTTGTTGGAATCATGTGCAGTATGGCTGATTGATGTCTTGACATATGTCATGGTCACACCAATCAGTGTCACGATGCTGACCAGCTCGCCCCAGTCAAACCCGAAAGGTCTGTGCATATCCATATCTCACCTCACTCTTCTAATTCAAAAAAGCCGCCCCTGTAAGGTACTGTTAGCTTTCTTTGGCGACTATGTTTTAGTTAGCTAGGCTTGACTGGTATCCGTGTTGGCAGATTCGCTTGCGCCGGCTGACGTAGACGTGCTTGCGTCCGCGTAGTCCTTGCCAGTGATTTCTTTGTACTGATCTTTAGTGATCGTCTTGTACTGCACGTAGCACTCAATCGGGAAACCCCATGAGTAAATCGTCTTGACAAAATCGTAATCCGTCATCATAGTCTTTCACTCTCCTTAGTTAGTCGTGGTCGTGGATTGCGCCTTGAGCTGAGCAACAGTTTGTCCAAGCATGGACACCATCTGCTTGAGTTGCGTGTTGTCCTGCTTGATCTGTACGTTTTCGGCGTTAGTTTTAGCTACCTGTTGGCCCAGCAGGCTGATCATCTGCTGTTCAGCAGTTGGCTTAGCTGGAGCTGGCTTGTTGAGCGCATCAATTTCCTCTTTCGTCAGGGTTTCAACCCACTTGTTTTGAGCCGTGTCAAACTTCGGCTTATACATTCCCGCACCATTAGCGTCATATGGAACAACGATCGTTTCGTTGGCTTCCAGTGGTGCGCCGTCTGGAATCAGCACTGAGCCGTCCCAGTAGCCGTTGACGTCGTAGTGGTAGGCTGTGACGAGCTGGTCGCCGCCAACCCACTTGGTACCGTTAAAAAACTGATTGTTGTCGGTAGGTGCTACGCCCGTCTGGCCGTCCGTTAGTGCAGTGCCTTCAGCGACACTGATCGTGCCGGTAAAGGAATGCAGACGGTCAGTCTTGTCGTACGTGTAGACGAGCACTTGCTTTGCGTTTTCGTCCATAGTTTACTTCCTTTCTTAGTTGTCTGAACGTACGTAAGTAAACGACGTGTTGATAAACTTTTGGTCGCTATTTGCGGTTGTCCAGAAATAAAAATCGTTCAACAAATCGGTATTAGAAGTGTTGATGAACGACGCCTGGTTGGCAACAAAAGCCACCGGATTAGTAGGCTTGATGTTGTCAGCCAAGCTCATAATTTTTTTGCCAAAAGCACCAGTCGGCACGGTTAAGTTGATAATGTAGAGATTCACAACTTTGAAACCATTGAATTGCGCATAGGTACATGCAATGTCACTGGCACTTGCGCCATTGGCAAAAGTTCCCACGTGGTCTAGGTAGACTCTGCCATCAACGGGCAATTTGTTGATTAAATTCGAATTGTTGTTAAGCGTTGCGAGCCAGTCCTTCTGACCAGCGGTAATAGTAGATACCGGCATTTTTAAGTCCTTTCCAGGACTGGCCGATATGGTTACTCAGTCATGATGATGCCGAAGTCGATTGACGTGAACGTCATACTGGTACCCGTGATGTTAGTGAACGCCAGTTGATTATTAAAAGAGTAGTAGTTAACCAGCAGTGGATAACCGTTGTTGCTGTTTTGTACGTAGGCAAAACCAGCAACTTTTTTGCCACAGCCTTTGACTGTGGCCGGCAACTGAATTACTTTACGTTCGGTTTGACCGCCAATCGATCCAGAGCTGATTGACACGTTACCGTTAATCATTAGATACTTCCGTCCGCCAATCATGCCGTAGAAGTAGCTGCAACCGTTAAGCGTGTAGCCATTCATGGCGGTTAGCCCTGTGCTTACCCAGCTACCGCTATCACGGTTTGCGAGTTCGTTTAAGTCGTTGTTTAAAGTCTTAAGCCAGTCCTCTTGGCCAGCGGTAATTGTTAAAATTGCCATTTTATGTCCTTTCTAAGGACTGACCGTGCTAGCTACGCGGCAATAATCATACTGATGTATGAGCCAAAGTTGCCGATCGCGAAGCTGTAACCATTGGTGATGGAGATCTTACCGGTAGTGGAGTCGAATTCCAAGCCACTAGCCGAACTGCTACCTACCGTGCCTGCCTGCGCGAAGTAGGTAGAGATAGGCTCGTAGATATTGCTGGCAAGCTGGATGATGTCCAGATGTTGGTTAGACGCGATATTGCTAGGGATCGTAACGTACCCCGCAATCTCGACAACCACGCGCTTTTTGCTACCCACAACCTGCGTGGCTTTGCGCCAACACAGATTCTTGCCGTTGCCCAAGCCGTTTAAAGCCGTGATACCGGCCGTTGACCAATCGGTAAAATCGCCAATTTGACTTAGATTACTGTTTAAAGTGCTAAGCCAGTCCTCTTGTCCCGCTCGAATTTGTGTGATTGCCATCAGCGGTCACCGCCTTTCACGGAAACCGCGCTATCAGTGGGGTTTAAGTTACCCCCCCCACGGGTTACAAATGTAGTCATAATGCTACCTCCTTTTTAATTCCATGCCGTAGTCCGGCGCCAATCTGTCCACGTGTTAGCAAAGCGACTGCGGATAAACTCGTTCGCCTCGCCGTCCACGAAGATCTGTACCAAGTTGCTAGATGTGCCCTTAACCGACATAAACCCAGCTTTACCGTTTGGATTGTTGCTGGCACTTGTATTGGCAACGTAGTAAACCTTGCCTGGAGTGACCAGCGTGTTAAGGTCAGCGGTTGACGTTTCAGCGTTGAAGAAACTGTTAACGTATGCTTGCATCTGGTCAGTAGTAGGCACTTGCTTATTGTTGATCAACGTGCTGTACGCATTAATTGTGTCCTGCGTTGCTTTAAGCTGCGACGTTAAGCCGGTAAAGGCTGAGCCGTTTAAAATATTGTTAAGCTGCGACTTAACTTCGTTGGCCTTGCTTTGGACTTCAGCCACTGCCTTGTCCATCTCGGACTGATAAGGCGTGGCATTGACGCCCATCTCAACCATGTTAGGCAAGACATGCAGCCAAACGTTGACCGTTGATACCGCGCCTTTGCTGTCCTGCACGTAAAAGTAGGTGCTGTCCTTGTCCCAATCGCCCTCATGCTTGAACATGCCGGCCGGGAAGTAGTACGTAACCCGTCCCGTTTGAGCATTGTCGCCAGGCTGATCAGTGTCAGCCCAACCAACGGCACGATATAAGTCGCCAACCGGGTCTTTGCCGGAAAAACCGACCGACCGGTTGTCTTTAGTTAGGTCGTATGGCAATCCATTGGCTTTAATCCAAAGCTTGCAGAAAGCCCGGCTGTCACCGACTCGGCCTTGAAAATTCTTGGTCAGGTCGATTAGCGTTGTGCCGGGCTTTAAGATGTCAAGCTCGACATACTCGTTAACTGCCATTGTTCCCCTCCTTTACATATACATACGGTTTTACGTAATCAAAAAGCCGGTCTAACGTATCGTTAGCCGACTTGAAATCGTTGTTTAAGTTGTTCAGCAGCTCATCGTTTAGCGACAAACTGTTAGGAATCCAGAGCGATACAGTGCTCGTCAGCTCGCCGGTTTGCTGATCAATCAACGAGTGATAGTTGTAGCACGCAACAACGCTGTTAACCGCTGTCTGCACGTCCTGCATTAGGTGCTTAAGCCAAATGTAGGCGTTACGATTGATCAGCTCGTCTGACAAGTCTGGCACCGTGTATTTAGGCACGTCAGTATCCATAAAAACGCCATTGACGGCATTTAACAGCCAAGACGCTTTATTATAAACGTGCTGTACACAAGTACGATACGAGCTTGTCAGCGTGGTTAAATCGCTCATGAGCATATAGCCTTTTTGATAGTCCATGTGCTCACCTCGCTATGTCCACAAGGTGGTTTGACGCCAAGCAGTCCATGTACCATCTGACAGCCACGAACGAACGTAAAGCTCGTTGTTGTGAGTGTCATGCAGAAACTGTGTGCCGTTAGTGCCAGTAGTACTTGCAACCACAATCATGTTGGCGTACGTCTGGCCGGACAAAGGACTATGCGTCAACGTTTGCCCGTTGGTGTAGTAGTAGCCATTGGACTTAACGTTGTTTAGGTCAGCCGTGCTTAGGTTACTCGTAGCAATTGAGCCAGGGTCACCTTTAGGCCCTTGAATGCCCTGGATACCCTGCTCACCTCGTGCACCGGTTGCCCCAGTCTCACCTTTCGGACCTTTTGGCCCTTGAATTCCTTGCGGTCCTTGTGCAAGCAGCATCCAGTATTCTTGGTCGGTCACGTCTTCGCCATCATTAGCCCGTACGCAAACATAGCTGCGGTTGCCGTTGGATACAATATCGAGCACGTGGTAGTCAGTATTGAGTTGAAACTCGCCACGTGCATGTACAGTGTTAGCCATCTAGTCACCACCTTTCGCTAGCTCCATTGAGTCGTCTGACGCCATGCCGTCCAGGCGCCGTTATGCTTATTGCGGATATAAAGATTGTCCGACACCGTGTGCATGGTCTGCATAATGATTCCACCGGCATTAATGACCTTGAGCAGGCCAGTCTCGCCATTTGGCTTACCGTTAACACTCGCTGAATTGACGCCATAGTATCCAGACGTTGTTAGTCCATCACACGTGCCAGAAGTAACCGCCGTAACCGCAAACGGGTCTGTCAAAACGTCGTTAGGGTCTTCAACCGTCATATGCCAGTGACCATCACTTTTGCTGATGTACGGCTTATAGCTTTTGCCGGACATACCGGTTGCACCAGTAGTCCCCTGCTCGCCTTGTATGCCTTGCGGGCCTTGTGCACCTTGAACCCCTTGCTTGCCTTGTGGACCTTGAACACCTTGTGCACCAGACATATCAGTAACCAGTGACGCCTTACCGCCAGTCCATACAAACAATTTGGCGTTGTCTGCGTCATTTACGGTTGAGTCGATAATTGCAAAGTCGCCTTCGCTCAAATCGTTTGGCCCGTTAGCGTTAAGCAGCGCTACGGTTGCATAGGTCTTCTTAATGCTGAAAGGCTTGCCGGCCGGCCCTTGAATACCTTGCGGGCCTTGAATGCCTTGCTTACCCTGCGGGCCTTGAATACCCTGTGCACCAGTGGCGCCGGTATCCCCCTTAGGACCTTTATCGCCTTTCGGCCCTTGAGCTACGACGCCCAAGTCAATGTCAGTTGTTGCCAATTTCTCATCACCTTTCTATGACCAGAATGTTCCTTGACGCCAAGCTGTCCAGGTACCATCATAACGATTGCGTACGTAGACTTCGTTATGGTAATCGCTGTAGTAAGTCTGTACGATCATACGGCCGGCAACCTTAACATCTAGCAGACCCCAGTTGCCTTGATCAGGGCCGTTCTTACCTTGATAACTTGGCGAGATTCGTATGTCATAGTGGCCCTCAGATATCAGATTGTTAAAGTCGGTCGACGTATCAGAGATGGTGCCATTAAACGTGCTGGGTATGCTTGGCTTGCCCGAGATGTTAGCCCACGTCAGGTCAGACTTTGTAGCCACATTAGGTTTACCTGAGATGTTCGACCAGGTTAGGTCGCTGACATACGCGATCTTATCCCACGTGCTCCAGCCACCACTACCGTTATCTCGGTGGCTACGATAGTAGAGATGTTCATTAGCGCTGCTGGTACCAGACCAACCAAGCAGCAGTTGTCCAGCACCTGTTCCGGCTACGTTAAGCACGTTGCCGTATGGCACCGGATAACCGTTGTTGTAGACCTGTGACATTGATACACCACTTGTGCGTGGCAGACCAGAGTACGTCGAGTTGTTAGTCGTACCAGATGCCGTTGCGGCGTAGTTGCCTAAGTCTTTCAACGTATCAGCATTACTTGGCCCAGCCGGTCCAGTAGCGCCAGTCTCACCTTTCGGCCCCTGTGGTCCTTGTACACCTTGAATACCCTGCTTGCCTTGCGGTCCCTGGATACCCTGTGGGCCTTGTACTCCAGTATCACCCTTATTGCCCTTTGGTATGGTAAATCCAGACGACAACCCAGTAACCGTACAACTCGTTGAGCTGAGCGAAGTGATACGCCAGAAACCAATGTCAACGCCATTACCGTTGGGGTACTGGTCAAACACAATGTCGCCAACCTTAGCGATATCGCTAGGCTGTAGGTTTGAGCGAGCAAAGGTAGCTGTTTGACCGCTAGCACCATTGCCGGATATGTCACCGTTGTACTTGATGATATTTGCCCCCGTTGGTCCAGCCGGTCCAGTAGCACCTTGCGGACCTGTTGGACCGGTATTGCCTTGTGGGCCTCGTGCACCGGTTGCTCCGGTTTCGCCTTTGGGGCCTTGTGGGCCACGCGCTACCACGCCCAAGTCAATATCTTGTGTTGTCACTCACTCACCTCCTAACTCCATTGCGTCGTTAACCGCCATGCTGTCCATGTGCCATTGTGACGGGTACGGGTATAGCAGTCGGCAGTCGCACTATCAATGTACGTCTGCCATACTTCGTTGCTATTGGCCCTAATCGTCAGCAGACCGCTAGTTGACGGTACGTTGATAACCGTGCCGTCGATGCGATAACTGTCGTCCATCGTAAGGTCGTTGGCGTTGCCCTGCGTGATCACACCAACGATAGCTGGCATGTCAACGCTATTGATCAGCCGGATATGCCAGTGTTTGTCGTCCGCAATGTAAGGCTGCCACGTTTGACCATCCTTGCCGGCAGAACCATCTTTGCCAGGTGCACCATCTGCGCCTTTCAGCGACGCAAGCCATTGTGACTGTGTGCCACTGTAGCCATTGGCTACGGCAACTTCATACGCCGACTTGCCGTCAGCTCCAGCATCGCCTTTCTCACCTTTGATCGTGCCGACCTTAGGCTTGATCAGCGTCCACATGTTGTCGCCGTCAGCGTTGTTAAACAAAAAAGCACCCGTAGGTGCCAACTTAGGAATTTTATTTTTCCCGTCTGGGCTGGCAACCAGCATCTCACCACCCTGTAGCTCGGTGGTGCTATGATCAAATCCGACAAAAGCGCCAGGCTTGATCGTGTAGTTGCCGTTCGGGTCGGTTGGCTCAACAATCGTGCTGTCCGGCGTTTTGATCAGCTTGCCGGCAATGTCAACGTCCTTGTCCAGCGCGCTTGTGTAGCTGCCTAGACCAGTCTTGCTGTCATACTGCCACATGTCGGCATTGCTTGGCTGACTACTGCCCCACGCCGCAATCCAACGGTACACGCCCTGCTTAACGAGTGTCGCGTTGTCAAACTTAGCGTAGTTGCTTAACGAGCAGTACAGGCCGGTGTTCCAGCCATAGCCCGCCCACCGCTTGCGGAACGACTCGAAAATGCTTGGCCATGAGCCGGCAATCGTGCCTTCCATGTCCAGGAAGTAGTACACGTTCGGCTGGATGTTTAGGCTCTTGGCATTGTTGACCGAGTATTGCAGTTCGCCGTCTACGCCCTCGTAGTAGTGATAGACATGGACAATCAGCCCAGCTTTGGTCGCGTTGGCAATGTGGTCTGCTGCGTGCTCATCACGCGTTACGCCATGACCGATACGCACGACAACCGCTTTGACGCCATTAGCTTTCAGGTTGGCCCAGTCGATACTAGTTGGCTGCCACTCCGATACGTCAACTACGTTTGCTGTTGTCAAATGCCTTCACCTCCGTTTCGTTCCAAGCGCTGTTTGAATCATCCCTGTTATTGCTGCTAATGATCAATGATTTAGTCTGCTCTTGCAGTTTGGACAGATTAGTCTGCTGTGACCGCTGAAAATCAAGAATGTTAGCAGCATTGCTGTTTAGCGTGACTGTAGACGACTGCGTATGGCTGTATGGATATTTCTGATATCCAACCAAGCCAACTTTGGTAACATAGTCAGCCGGCCGAATCTCCAGCCGTACCATATCGCCCTCGACAATCTCTTTGCCAGGGTCAACCGTAAGCTGTAGCGTAAAGTCTGGGTTGGCTTTGAATTGCGACTCAGCATAAGCTTTCATCTGTTCCTTGTCAGTGATGGTGTCGCTGGTAATGTCATCCCCAACGAACAGTCCCCAACGCTGACGGCTGGCTTCGTCGACAAAATAAAAAGGAGCAAAGTAGTACTGCTCCTTAGAATCGGTTGTAGATGCCGTTCCATCATCATCACCGCTGGATGAACCGCCGGCAACGATTTTGGCCATATCATCATTTCGCCCCCACCATGTCGGCGGATAGTAACTGATAGGCTCTGTTTTGCACACCTCACCAGGTTGTGGTTCATAAATCATCGTGTTGTTATCCAGTGCCAAACAGATGTGATGACTAGCACCCTTTGATCCATAGAAGCCCATGTCACCAGTCTGCACTTGATCACGGCTAATCTCGTGACCATAGGATTCCATCGCTACCGTATAGGCCGGGATGTTGATCCCAAAATCATAGTAGACTCTGCTGACAAAGCTCGAGCAGTCCATGCCGTTGTACGGATTGGCAGTGCCAACCGGTCGGCCATAGCCATATTTATACGGGACACCAAGATACTTCTTGGCGTCAGCGATAACGCTTTGAGCACCACCGCTGGCAGTCAGTGATCCATTAGGCAACCCGGTATCACTGGTAGTCTGGATTTCCTGCGTCGCTCCAACCAGACGGGCTGCGTTTGACATGTCTGTCGTGTCATACTGCAGCTGGACTTCCGAAGTATCACGCAGATAGTCATAGCGGTGGCCATAGTCTTTGTAAAACTCGTCATGCGAGTAGATACGCAGATTAAGGTTATCTGGCCAAAAGACCGCTGACGACCACGCCCCCAAAATCCGGCTGATAGCGTCCTTGCCAGAACCGGCTGCATAAGGATTTTCAACCATTGCATTGTTGAAACTGCCGATTACCTGGTAAGTAACGTTCCAGTTCTTGCCATTGTCACCGCCAAAAAAGGCATTAAGGATATCGCCCGGAGACACCGACTGAGCGACCGTGTCAGTATTATTTGGCACGTCTAGGGATGCGTTGCTGTTGCCAGTATGCGAGTACTGTCCCCAGTCAACCGGATCACTCCCGTAGATATGCATACGGCTGATTTCGCCGGAGATATGCTGCAGAGTAACAGCTGTCGTACCAATACCGCCAGAGTAGTCCGGCTCGCACTGTTTGATGACAAACCACTGCCCGTCAATCTCAACCATGTTCTGCACGGTCAGCATTTGATAGGCAACGGACTCGTCATCCCAAGCCGTAAAGTACGCTTGGTACGTATTGTTGACTTCCCAACTGATATAGATGCTGTCTTCCAGTGCCGAGCGGAGCATGGCGATCTGATCATCACCATCAGGCACCTTCAGAGCATGATCTTTGGTAGCGGCTACCTTTAAGACTGCGCTCATGACAGATAGATGAACGGAAAGCTGAACGTGATGTCCACGCTGCCGGCTCCTTCGGCAGCAAAGCTGTTCCATCCAGGGTTCAATGATATCGTTCCGTAATCAGTCTTGGTGTTGGCAAGATTGCCGTCCAGATAAGTATTGACGCCATCAAGCACAACCGTATGGCTGCCATCGTTAGACTGCGTGTACTGCCAGCTAGTGCCAGTGGTCTTGTTAGTAAGCTTAATTGAGTTGCCACTAAACCTACATGAGATTTTGATATCATGGCGCTGATAGTACGGGTCAACCGCAATATCACTGGCGTTGTAGACGTTAAAGCTTGCCGAAGTAAAATGATAGCTCGGCAAAGGCACGGGCAGATTCATACCGAACTGCCAGCCGTCAGCCACGCTAGGCAACGAATCACTCCGATATAGCGAGTAGCGATAACCGTTCGGTACGTCAAACGGAATTGAAAAGTTGGCGTCATTAGACCCTGGGGTAATCGGCGCGATATCAAATGGTGTTGGGATGCCAAAGTATACCTTGCCTGGACTGGTGTCAGTCCGTACCCGAACCAGCTTGCGCGAGCCAAACAATCGATACAGCTCATGCTTAGCCAATACCAGATCATCATATCCGCCAAAGCTGAGCCAAAATTTCTCGCTGAACGTCCTTTTAGCGAAAGTCTGGCCGGCAAATGGCGAGCCATCAGTGCCAGTCGTGTCTTGGTACTGATTAGTAAATTGTGGCGACGAGCTGGCATCGTCCAATCCGAGATAACGCAGTCCGGGTATCTGGTCGCAGAGATTGATTTCATGCTGATCGCCAACCTTGATCATGATATATGGATCCGACATCTGCTCATCCCCTTTCTAGAATCCTAATTGACGCATACGCGCGTCTTTTGCTTCCTTTTTGTACAGTTGTTGCATATCAAGACTGCCTTGTGCTTTGATCGCGTCTACCTGATCGCCGCTTAGACGCAACAAAATATCAAACTTGGACAGTAACTCGTCTAACTTGTGGCTCAGAGCGTCTGATTGGCGATCATTTCCGCCGACGTATTGAGCATTATGGCTCAAAGTAGGATCATCGTTGCGGAATCTGGTAACGATCTCGCCAAGCAGCTGATATGCACGTGACCGTCTGCTGATGTCGGTCGGGATGACATATTCTGGCATGTTCTTTTCTGCGATCTCGTAAACGCCATGGTTAGAGATCAAACCACCATTAGCCCAGCCGTGACCTTGACCAACGTTGCCCCAGCCACCTTCACCGCCATGTTCCAAAGCGTTGATAGCAGCTAAGATCTGGTCATATCCATTAAGGATTTGCTTGTGGCCAGGAATTGCCCAGTGGTTAAAAGTACTTAGAATAAACTGCAACAGCCCTTGTGCAGGATTGCCGTTTGCCATGTTAATGTCCCAGACCTTTTGTGGAACAGTTGGATTACCGCCAGACTCGGTCTGGATCTGTTTTAACAGTTTGGAAACCTTTGTGGCGGTGGCCTCAACCCCCAAAGTTTTGAAGGCTTTGATGATATAAGGCCGCCAACGCTCGACACCGGCACCACCTGGATTGGCAAGCGTCTCAAACTGTTTCTTGATCCAGTTGCCCATCTGCTTAGCGATATAAACCGGCACGTCCTTAACCAGCTCTGCAGCAAACTTAACCGGCGTGCTGACATGGACAAATTTTTGGAAAACAGATTCCATGAATTCGACCGGCTTTGACATGATTTTGTCGACCATGCCTAAAACATCATCAGTTGCATCCCCAACTTTGCTGAGTAGCGAGCTGAAAGCATTGCCCACACCGTCTGCATAATGTGGGATCATCCCGAACATGCGCGACAGCTGATAGTTCCGTTCGCCATCAAGCACGCTGGTACCCTTTGGCAATGGCAGAATCAAGTTACGCTTAGCCGGGAACATCCCAACTTGGCCATCTTTGGTCATAAACATCTCACGGTAGTGTGCCGTCAAGCCGTCATTAACTTTGGCAAAACCGCCAGGATGAGTGTCATTGGTACCGTTGGCATAGCTTGGCATCGAGATACTGAAATCTCCGCCAATCTTAGAGCCACCGACTTTATCCAAAATCCAGTTGATGCCGCCTTTGACGTCATCGATCATGGTCTTAAATGGCTTAAGTACACCATTTACCAGATCGACAAAGTGGCGATGCACACTGCCAACTGCATTGCTAACCGCGTCTTGGATCTTGCCGAAAATGTCCTGCCAAATCTTAAGCATGTCGCCTAAGCGACCGCCCGTCATGTCATTCAGCTTGTTGTACATATCGGAAAAAATCTTGCGGTTGAACTTAAACATGTCCTGTGCAGTACGTTCAGTGTCCTCGCCTAAGCGATCCCAACGCCCCGAAACCAGATCATGCCAAGTAGTGGTCTGATCCTGAATAACCTTATAGCCAGCTTGGAACGTAGACTTATGCTTGTTAAACATCTGCTGAGCCGACCGTACAGTCTCACTGCTTAGCTTGTCCCATCCACGTTTTACGTCGTTGATTCCATCACCGGTCTTTTTCTTCAGATCTTTCCAACCATCAGCAAAGCTCTTTTTAGTTGAGTTCCACCAGTTGCCGATTTCTTTGTTGGTTTCCTTGGTTCGTTTTGAAATAAGCGTGCCAAGGTCCTTAAAGGCTTTGCCAAAATCTTTGGCGAACTTGCCAATCTGTTTGTGGTACTTAATGACCAGTGCAAGCGCGATTTCGATTGCAATCATCCAAGGGTTTAACCCAAGCGTGGCCACCTTGAGCACACGAGCAAAAAGCCCGATTCCTTTAATCAGAGCATCAAGGCCGGACATTGCTTTGGTAAAGACAAATGCTGCTGCAACAGCTTTAGCAAAGCCAACTACCATCGTCTTATGTTTTGAGCAATACACAGCAAAGTTGACAACTGCCATTGAGAGCTTGCCAAGGTCCTTGGCTAGGTCTGCAAATGCCTTTTTAGTGGACTTTTTGCTGAATGCTTCTGCCAAGGTTGCTGATGCCTTAGAAATTGCTGGTAGAAGTGCCTGGCCAACCTCAATCTGGATTGCTTGCGAGGCGTACTTAAATCGGTCCTGAGCGCTCTTAGCAGATTTCATATTGCGCAGAGCCAATTTGCCAATATAGTCTTCGTTGTAAGCTGTCTTAACCTTACCTTCGACTTCATCCAGGTCTTTAAGATTGTCAGACAAGATAACCGCAGCTGACTGTGCCGACTGGCCGAATGCCTGGTTAAAGACTTTCAGTCGGTCTGCCTTAGGAACCTTCTTGTTAATCTGATCAAAAATTTCTGGAATCGATTTGAGCTTCCCAGACTTAGTCTTGAAGTCGTCCATCGACAATCCGTACTCTTTAAATGCCTTTGTTGCGCTCTGAGAGCCACTGGACAGACGTACGATAATCCGTTGCAGGCTGGTACCGGCTTGTGATGCTTCCAAACCCTTGTCGGATAACTCGCCAAGCGTAGATGCAGTATCTTTCATTGAGATACCAGCGCCTTTGGCCGTACCACCGGCATACTGCATAGCGATACCAATTTTAGAAAAGTCGGTAGACGTAACGTCAGCTGCTTTGGCTAAGATGTTTGCCGTATAAGACGTGGCTTGCATCATCTTATTGGCATTGTCGGACTTCATCCCGAAAGCTTCCAGAGTTGAGGTCGTGACTTCCATCGTGTCGTCAAAGTCATCCCCAGAAGCCTTAGCCGCTTGCAACAGTTTTGGCATAGCGCCTAAAGCCATCTGGCTGTCATACCCACGTTTGATCAGTGTTTGATAGCCTTCTGCGATCTGCTGTTGCGAAACGCCGTACTTAACTGACAGGTTAGAGCCATCGGCATACATCTGATTGATTGCCTTCTGGACATCTTTATGCTTTTCGCCGGCAGTGGTCATCAAGTTAGTGTTGGTAACATACGTATGCTGTATGTCTTCAGCCTTCTTAGCGCCGTCAACCGTATATGCCGTGAAAGCACCGACAGCAACTCCCGCAGCTATAACCCCGCTTTTAACAGAATCCCAGAAACTGTTTACCTGACCTTTAAGCCGGTCCAGTCTTGGCTGAATCTGCTCAGTGTGGTCACGCATTCTGACGATTGCATTATCTACACGAGCAATGCCGGTAGGCTCAAGGGATGCCTCTTCAACTCGCAGCTGTTTTAGCTCATCTTGGGCCTTGGCAATTGACGTTGCAGTCTGGTCTAACCGCTGTTTCTGTTTGAGATAAGCGTCAGACGCTTCCCCAGAACGATTCTTGATATCCTCAAGCATTCTGGCCTGGATCTTATACTGCTGTTGCAAGTTTTCCAGGCCAGAAGCCAGTTGATGATAGCGTGCAACCGTTTCAGACGCGGTGCGATGTTCGGCCGCCATACGGTCAACGTAGGCTTGTGATGCCGATTGTGCCAACTTGTACTTGGACTGCAAGTCTGATAAGCCGGATGCTTGATACTCATAGGCTGCTTTAGCACGCTGAGCTTGAGCTTCGTAGCTGGCTAATTGACGGTTGGCTTGATTAATCTGCTTTTCAAGTTTCAGCCACTGGTTGGCCTGTTTCTCGTTAGACTGATCAAGACCATTTTGACGACTGCGCAGTTCTTCAATCTTGGCACGCTGCAGTTCCATTGCCTGAGTAAGGCCATCAAGCTTTACCTTAGCCGCCTGCGTATAGTCGCCGCTGTTTTTTAAGGCTATTTCTTGAGCCTTCCAGGCATTGGTCGTTGCCGTGATTGCGTTCCGAAAGGCGGACATGCTTCCAACAGCAGAAACCGTGTCAACCGAAATTCGCGTGGCCAGTTCATTCTGTACTTTCAAGCTATCCACCTCCAAACATCTTAGATAATTGCGCATGCGCGTCCTCTGGGTTCATTGGCCTATCATCCCTTGACCGCGCATTCAAAGTTTCCAACAGTTCCAAATAATTTTGGTCATCCAAATCATCTGGTAAAACACCACTATTAAGCATCAACTGCTGCTTAAGGTAATTGATGTCTTCTATTTCTTGTTTGAGTTCCCAGATTCTTTTGCGGATTTCTCCGCTTCCGATTTTGGGGATTCATCTACAGTTTTCAGTGCTTCTTGCGCCTCTTTTTCGCTGACGCCAGACGTACGACTGCGCAAGTAAGACAGATAAGCTCCGATTTCTTTTTCGGTGACATTGTCCCAAATACGGTCTTCGTCAATATGCAGCAATTGTGCGATAAATTTAATTGCACCATCGATAAATTCAGCTTCCTGATCAATGACTTCTACAAATTTCCCTTGTGCATCATTGTCGTCAGCGGGAGTTTCACTCGTAGTCAGGGATGCTTCTAGCGCTTGTTTCATAAACTGGTTAAGTTTGTACGTCACTCGAACAGTTGGCTTAACCGCAATTGGCTGTTTAATGCCAAACAGGGATGCATCTACTTTAATTTTTTCCATTTCTTGACACCTCGTATTAGCCGCCCCATTGGTACTGTGTATTTACTAGGCGACTTTAAATTTTTTAGTCATGAGCAACAGCGCTACCAGAAGCAGTGGTTTGGCCATGCTTCGTAATATCGTCACCGGCATAGCCACCGAATACTTCCTTAAGCATAGCTGCAGCGCTGTATCCAGTTGCTCCACTGTTCCATTGTTTGTATGGTTGTTGCGTACCCTTAGAGTTGACAAAGGCAGTGTCATCAATCGGCGTCAAAGCTTGATAGGTAAATGCAGCGTTAGCGTCAGTTTCGTTTTTGTTGTTGGTACCATGATTACGATTTGGCATGATCATTTCACCGTTCGCGAAACCGTCAAAATACTTGTTACCCTTAAAATCGTCAGAGCAGATCAGCATTGCTACGTGTGGCTTATCACCTAAAGTGGCACCACCCGTTGCGTCCAATTCATAGCCATTACATTTCATGGCAATTTCGTAAGGCAAATCCAGGTAAGTAATAGCTACTTGTGGAGTTGGCGTACCATGAGCGTTACGCTTAACTTTGTTGTTAGCGTATTGTTGCGTACCTGCTTCTTCAATGTTAGTGATATTGGCAGTCGTAGCACCTTCGCCATCGCCGTCCAACAGCACTACACCAGACTCAGAGAGTCCCTTTTTAGCGTCAGCAATAATTTTTCCAGTATCGCCAATCATCGCCAATGCGATCCAATTGATACCGGAAGTGGAAACACCTGCGGACATTTAATTCCCCTCCTTGATAATTTCATCCTTTGCAAAATAAAAGACCTTCGTCACTTGCTTAGTGTCGGGGTCTTTTATGTGATTTTTCGATTGTTCGACAGTCCAATTATCGTCAACAAACAGCCGTGCTAGTGCCTGTTCGCCATCTAGCGTGCTGACATCGTTGTCAAGCTTGTAGAATATCTGAATTTCCACACCGACCGTCCATCCCTTGAAAGTATGGTTGGCATAGTAGGTAGGCTCGTTCAGCCATTCAGTAATCAAGCAGATCGTCTTGCCTTCATAATCGGACTCTTCTTCTGGGATTGAATCAGTATAAATCTCATCAATCCAGTCAAATTTGCCATTGATCAGATCTAGCGCTTGAAAAACTGGCAGTTCCATCATTTGACACCGCCATTTCTTGCGTCAAGAACCTTTTTCTCTGCTGCGAAAACCTTATCAGCCGAATCACGACGCGCGTTGTCAGCAAAGTGAGTGGCCTTCATCTTAACAGTTCCATCATTTAGGAATCTGGCGATATAGGCTTTTTGGCCAAAGCCGACAACGGAATTGCCGTCATCTTCGCCGTCAATGTCAGTATTTTGAAAACCAACATTGTCTTGCAGGTGGCCATACTTTGGATTTTTCTTATTCGAGCGTGGGGTTGTTTTACGTAACTCATCTGCTAAAACTTTTGCTCCAGCAGCAGTCATCGCTTTCCTTGTAGCATGATCAGGAATGGCAAACTTTTCGGCATTCTTGCCAAATACCTCTAGCATCTTACCGAGATCATCCATTAGTAGCACCAGCTTTCTTAGTATCCTTAAGCGTTAGCAGGTCATAACGCGTAGTCGTATGGCTCTCATCCCTAGATATGGTCAAGATGTCATAGATCGTACTGTCGCCCTTGAATCTCACCTTGAGCTGTTTGTCAACGTGATACTGAGAGCGGACAGCTACTACCATTGTATCTGCCAACGCCGTCCCAACCAAAGCATACTGTTGTGATTGAGACCGCTGATAGATTGCGCAGTGCAGAGTTTGAGTCAGCACAAACTTTTGACGCGAACCGCCTAATGTCCTGCTAGGAACGGTTGATACCGTCCCTAACTCAATTACATGATTAAGACGGCTGATTGGTAGCTTCATCTTGGCTCGCCTCCCAAACGTCGTATCGTCCACGCAACTGTCCAATGATGCTGTTAACGGTCAGATCAATCTCGTATGTCTGGATATCCGACATGCTGAGGCGGTATTGGTAGTAGGTAGCTGCAAGCGACTTTACCGCCATATCAAATAATGGTAAGACGTTGCTCTGCGTGTAGAACGCATTCCCATCACCAATCGCGCCTTTAACGTACTGCTCAGCTGTATCAATGTAGGCCTGCAGCAGTACGTCATCATCCGTTCCGTCAAGGTACAGCACCTTTTTTACATCGTCTACTGATACAGCCATTTAAATCGCCTACTTGCCAACGCCAGTGCCTGCAGAAGCTTGGAAGTTAGCCGGTTGGTCAGCAATTGTCGTAAATGAGCCGACCGCGTATGCATCGCCATCGACTTGTTCAACGTCAAAACGGTCAATGACACGGATCTTGGTTTGGTCATGCTCGTAAGCACCGGCACCAATGTTAGTTGCCAACAGGCTCATATTTTCACGGTCAAACAGCGTGATAGCCTGCTTAAAGTCGCCGTAGTACAGCGGATGAGCGCTGGATACGTCTGGGAGCCAGCGGTCAGCGACTACCGTGACTGGCTTGCCACCAATACGATAGATTTCTGGGCTGGTTGGGTCGCGTTGTACCAGGTAGTTGCCCATTGCGTTCTTAACCTTGGCAAGAACGGCAAAACCAGATTGGTTGGTCAAGAACGATGACGTAGCGTTGATTGCTGGGTCAAGTGCGGTCAGTTCCAGGTTCTTGATGTCGTCAAACTTAGCAATCGTTGGCTTCTTAGATGCCTTATTCATAACTGCCAGAATAGCTTGGTTACGAGTAACGACAACCTTGCGGGCAATCCAAGTAGACAGCCAAGCGATGATATTTTCAGCCGTGTCTTTCAGCAGCGTATTAGTTACGGTCGTGATACCAGCGTAACGCTTGATTAGGTACTTAATCGTAGTCAGTTCTGGATCATTGTTGTCACCAATTGCAGCCGTTTCATCATCCAGTGACGCCAGCGGCTCGATGTCGGCGAACTTTTCGTAAACCCGCGAACCAGATTCGGTCGTTACAGATTCCACACGAATCAAGTCCTGCAGAGACGCATATTGGCGTACCAAAGTATTGATAGTCGTACGGATATCATCTGGGATCGTCAAGCCACCGTTGCCAGTGCCAGACGTACCCGTAGTAACCATATCCTTGAATTCCTTGACAAACTTGTCTTTCATCGACAATTGGCTGTCAGTCAACGGCTTTTTGTCTTCATCGTGCATCTTAACTACTTCTGCGGCGCGAGCCTCGTTAAGTTGGTCTTTCAGAGCATCGCGACGCGCCTTAGCATGGTCGCGTCGTCCCTTCAAATCTGCAAAAGTGGCTTGATCGAAAGAGTCGTCCATCAGAGCGACGTTAAGCTTTTCGTTCAGATCAGAAACCTTTTGGCCGGCTTCAATCCAAGCGTTGTTCAGTTCATTGATTCCCATGTTGGGCCTCCTTTTTGTCTAATAAAATAGCCAGCTTCTCATCATAAACAGACGGAGCTGGCTTTTCTTCTGGCTTTGGCTGTTCAGCCTTGGCCATAAGCGTCATGAATTTGTTGATTGCAGCGCGCGAAGGGATACTGTGGACAGCATTGACCACTTGTGGCTGATTTTCGTCAGCAAACATGATTTTGTCGGCAAAGCCCTTATCAACGGCATCTTTAGCCGTCATCCAAGTTTCGTTTGCCATCAGTTTTTCGATTTCATCCCGCTTTAAGCCGGTTTTGGCTTCGTAAGCGTTGATAATCGTTTGGTCAACGGTATCCATCATCTTGGAATCATGGTCGAGATCGTCGGCATTGCCTTGCGTTACGGTCCATGCCTTATGGATCATCATCTGCGCGGTTGGCGACATGTTGATCTCATCACCAGCCATTGCGATAACCGATGCAGCACTAGCGGCTAGGCCCAGCACGTTAACCGTAACTTTGCCTGGATAGTCACGCAGCATCGTATAGATTTCAGACGCTGCGTGTACGTCCCCACCTGGCGATGCAATGTCCACCACCAAATCATCATCGGCATCTGCTAGCGTCCGTTCAACCGCCTGAGGATAGGCGGAATCTAGATCAAACCAGCTGTAAAATTTGCCGGTCATATTGTCGACAACGTCACCTTTAATGTTAATCTTGGTCATCGTTCTCACCTCCCTTCTCTGCATTATCAGCTCGTGGAAGCTTTTCCGGTAAATACCCGGATTGTTCAAGCACGTAAGCAGCCTGATTGCCTGCCAGAGTCCCCGATTTAACCATCGATGAAATCGTGCCGGCAAACGTATCACCAAGCGGATCAACAGCCGGTCGCAGGTCCAGTTTGACGTTGCCAGTCAGCTTGTTGCTGAGCTCGCTGTCAATTGCTTTAGCAAAACGGCTCAGCGACTTGGCATAGTCATTACCCATCATGGCCAACGATGACTGTTGGTCACCTTGACCATTGATAACCGAGTCAGATACACCGTATACCTTGGCAATCTGTGCACCAGTCCAATTGGCTTGATTCAGCAGTTGAGCAACGTTTCCCTGGATTTCCAAAGGCTGGTAGTCTTCCAAATCGTCAAGTACGATCGGCCCACTCCCCGACGCCTGCATCTGCTGCATAAACTTCTGCGAGCGTTGAGCTTTTTCCTTAGCGTTGAGCAACCCGCCTTTCTGGATCTTTAAAATCCCAGGCGCAGAAATTGATTGCGCAAGTGCTGAGAGAGTCAGCCGATTGCTTGCCTTGCTGATACTCAGCTCATTAGCCAGAGCTGACAGTGGACTAATGCCAGTCTTACCGCCATTTTTGGACAAAAGCCGAATATGGATCATGTCAGACTGTGGTATGGCCTCAACAACGCCAACGCTTGGCTCATCAAACGTAACCGTATAGATCAGCCCAGAGCCGTCTTCAAGCAAATATGGCGATACCTGCGATGGCCTTAAATACTCCCAATAACTATCAATGCCATTGTTATTGCGCCAGCGGTAGGCAAAACACTCACCGCCAAGTAGCAGTTGAGCAAACATCGACTGCCAGAAAGCATGCGCGTTGCTGGTGACGGTAGGATTGTCAAGCATCCCTTGCGTCCGCGACTTTTCGGCAACAAATCGACCATTTGCCAGGTCAGAGCTTAGCTGAAAGATCAGTGAGTAGACGTCAGAGTTATGCAGAGCAGTTGACGCATCCACATAATCGCTTGAGCCGTTTGGATTGAGGAAATTGATAATGCTTTGATCATCCGCGATCGATAAAACAGAGTTAGCTTTATTTATCAGTTTAAAAATTGGCATTCAATCACCTCCTTTCAGCTCGCAATCATCTCGGTAATCAGTCCAACCATAATCAGCGCAATACCGACAGCAAAAATGCCAGCAGTGATGCTCAATCTGAAAAAGCCCCAGACGATAAAAAACGCTGCGGCTAAAAAACATAAAACATCAATATATTTCCAGATAAATTTCAGCATAGGCCACCTCCATTACAGCAAGCCGGAGTCTTCGTTCTCAAACCAGGCTTTAACCTGCTCACTGGTCATCAGTTCGACCTGCTTTGATTTGTCGTTAGCAATCCCAAAGTCTTCAAAGTGATACATAGCTTGATAGAGAGCATCAATAATTGCGTCCACAACATCGATTTTCAGCGTTGCTTTGGCTTTGTCGACCTGGATGCCAATCTTGTCCTGGATAATTTCGGCGTTAACAAGTGCTTTTTCCATGATTTCATCATCATCACGCGTGATTGACGACTCAACAAAGCCCTTCTGCAGGAACTTAGTCGGGTCTTTCAGCTCACTGGTACGCTGCCGAACCGGGTTCAACGGCCATTCAGTGTTGATTTCCATCTGTTTGATCGCATTGGTTGCTCCCCATGCGTCATAGCCAAAAAACAGGACCTTGAGATCATTGTCAGCGACAAAATCAAGCAACCATTGATAGACTTGGTCGTCATTGATCAAGCCTTGCGGATGGCTGGTGATTGTACAGTAGCCTTTTCTTGCTAATTCCCGATACTCAATCCCGTCTTGCTTTTCCTTGGCCTCGATTGAGCCGGCTTTTTGCCACGGGATAAAGCTGTGCTGCTTGACATGCCATTTCTGGTTGCCGTCAGAGTCGGTGTACGGGAATACAAAGGCAATTGCCGTGTTGTCCGAGAACATAGAATAGTCAAAACCGATGTAGACTTGTTGGCCACGAAAACTAAAATCATCTTTAACTGCTCGCTCAATGTCGGCCAGTTTAAGAAACGAGTTAGTAGCCTCCTGGAGCCACATGTTCAGGTTCTTGTTTTGAAAACGGTCGATATGGCCGGCCATTGCCTCATTGTTTCGGCTATTGGTCAAGCCCTTGAACAGCACTTCTTTTTGGCTGTCCAAGTAAAGCAGCGGGTTCGACTTGTACCATGTTTCCGGCTTAAAGGTTTCATCAAGGCTGTCTTGACACCAGATTAGTCCCAGATAGTTGTCGCCATCACGCTTATAGTCCTGCTCCATGATCGTTTGAGCCAACTTCTCATCGGCATGATATGGCACTGTCGGGTCCGGATAGGCCGTTGAGATCTCGATGTATTGATGATTGGGAACTTTGACTTGACCGGAAGTGATCTTTGCTGAGCCTTCGTCGGTGTGAATATTGCCGATTTCGTCAAATACCGCCGTTTTGAAGTGGTATGAGTCGTACTTCCCTGAGTTAAACGTGATTGGTCGGATAACGTTGTTAACTTTGCGCATCGTAATCTTGTTGTGCAGTACGGCTAACTCAACTTCCTTGGCAAGCTTTCCAAAAACAGGCTGCTGCTCGATAATTCTTGGAATCATGCTGCTGATATAGCCAAAAAGCTTACCGGTCTGGTCTGCATTTTCGGCAGTAACAAGGTAGTCTTGGTTGGATAACCCCATTGACTCAATCAGATACGTATAGCACATGTAGATAGCCATGAGATAGGTTTTGCCTTGACCACGTGCCACCGAAAGTATGCATCGGTCAAACCGTTTTAAATTTGACTCATCCCGCCAGCCGAATAGCATGCAAAAAATGAACTTCTGCCAGTCCATTAGCGGAACAGGCACGCCGGTATCAACGTTCGGGGCAATCGATGCGAATTTAAGGATCTTATGGCACTCTTTAGCGCTGTAGTGATAATGGAAATCAGTATCCCCCACACGTTGTAGGTCTCGCAGATGTCTAAAAGCGGCTAGTTTGATCAGATAGCCAGTCAGAATCTTTTCATCAAGCACGTCAAAGGCGTACCGTGTACCAGAATCTTGATACTGTTTGCGGATATCATCAAAGTTGATGCTGTGATAAGCCCCAAGCACGTCATGTGTTTGCGTCAAATCAATCTTCAACTATACCAACCCCGCTTCTTTCATCTGATCACTGATCGACTTCTCTTTCTTCTGGCTCGCAATCTGCATAAGGTCCTGTCTGCCCTTAGGCGTCAGGCCAAGTTGAATGCCAATCGAGTTAAGCTGCTTGTTTGCATCAGTCATGATTCCGACCGCCGGATTCTTTCGATATCCGGTGAAATCCTTGCCGATAATCTCGCCGGCTGCGTTCTGCAATGACGTAAACAGCTTGGTTTGGATGCCGTTTTCTTGCACATCAGCATACGCCTGACGATAGATTTCGTACTGAGTGCAGTACTGTTCGACCATGCCGGCATCAATTCGTTGGACCCGTTCAGTACTCTCCAGATATGGCACTATTTTTCGCCAGCATGCAGCGGCAATCGGCCCGAAATAATTAGGCGGATTTGGTGGCAAATGACCGTGATTTTGCTTAAAAAACACTTGTTTTGGCATTTTTGGCTCTCCTTTCTGCAGATTTGGAACGTTCCGGAGCCCCCCTGGGGTAAAAATTTTTAAAATCGTATTTTTGTAAGAGACGGCTGAACTGTGTGCGCTCCTTTTGGTAGACGATTGGGGGGCGGGGGTAAATTTTAAAATCAGATTCGATAAAAATTCATCAAAAAAATTTAAAACGCGCGAGAGAGCAAATATGAGCCTCTCACAGCGTCATGAGTTTGGCTATAACGTCCACATCATGGATTGGCTCAGCGCCAGCTATCAACTGGTTGTCTTTGCCAGTACCATAGTGCCGTTGCTCCCAAGCTGTCTTGAGTCTGTGGCAGTCCCGACAGATGGTTGCCAGGTTGCCATTGTCTGCCTGCAACTTGCTGTCAAACTCGATCGGTATGACGTGGTCAACGGTCTTGGAGTTTGGCTTGCCGCAGTACTGGCAGACATAGTGATCGCGCTCGAGTACTTGCTTGCGCAGTGACTGCCATTGTCTTGATTTGTAGAAGTGGTACTGTGCCGACTTGGTATCATCACGATATCGCGTGACATTGTTGTACTTGCGCTGGTACTCGGTGTTATGTGATCGTGCCCACTTCTGCCGGCTGGCTAGGTACTCAGCCTCATGCTCATAGTGCTGTTTGCAGTAGTGATCAGGCAGTTGGCACATGGCATGACATCCTGGATATCTGCATCGTCTAACTCTTGGGATTGTGACCACCTCCTTTTTGTGCAAAATAAAAGGCGATAGCCCAATCACTATCGTCTTAATCATTTAATCTTTTGTGTATTAATTCTTCTAATTCTTTAAAAAATTAAATTTTTTGATTATAAATTTAGCCAGCAAGTGTTGGCCTGTCGGCTTTATTTAATATTTAGATGTAGGCAAAAGACTGAGGCGCACTTTTTAATTTTTTGGAAACCTCATTCAATTCTAGTTCTTTTTTATATTTTACAAAATGCGCAATCTCAATGGCAAAACCCTCTTGAACATTATGAAAGTACTCGTCAAAAGAGTTTTTACTAATTCCTGAGTATTTGTTAGTCAAATTCCAGATAGTCTGAGGATTATCTTCAATAATATTTCTGATATAAAATTCGCCTACAACTTTACCAATTGGTTTTGTTGCATAGATAACAACTGTATTTACATTTTTATTTTTGAAAATTTTTTTTCTATATTCGAACTTTTTTGTACCATTTAATATTCTTTCCACATACTCAGGCTTAATTGATAACAAAATTTTCATTAATGCCACCTAATTCTAAAATCTTCTTAAATTGCTCATTATTAAGATTTATATATCCCCAATAAGCCTCTTGTGAAGTTGGTAATCCAACATCTTCTAACAAAGCTCTCCGTATAATACGTTTCTTTAGTGGAAAGTTATATAGCATCTTTACAATATAGGGATAACGTTTCGAAACATAAAAATCAAAAAGTTCTTTATCTGTAAAAATTGTACCTCTACCACAATAATCCTTAAAGTCTATAAAATTAGTAAAGTCTTGGATAGTTTTAACTTCGATAACTGTACAAATCGAGGTTGCAACTGAATTATAATATGCATTTTTCCTATCTTCTGCAGTTCTATATATAACTAAAAGGTCTCCTTTGGAAAGGTCATTAACTCCACTCATTCTTGTGAGGTAAACTTTTTCAATAGTATTAGCAAATGACACATCTTCCCTTTGAAAATTGCTTTCTGTGTTAAGCCTTGAATCAGGAAATAACTGGGTATGGTATTTAGGCCAAACACTTAGAAGACTTTCTGACTTGTCTTTTATTGAAATACGTGGAAAATCTTTATATATATTTCCAGTATATACAAGATCCTTATAGTAGACTAATTCTTTATCCTTAATTCCCCACTCCTTAAATCCAAATTTTTCAAATAGGCCTTTTAAAGGCGCTTGTTTAGGCAAAAAAGTTACATATGTAAAATCATAATTTTCGTTTATCATTTTTCTTAGAATAATGGTCATAAATCTCTGGCCTAACACTGTCCTGTGAGCTTCAATTTTAAAAGTGCCTATTTTCAAGCGTCTATGTAGAGTAAACACAGGATTAATAGTATTATCACTTGCAGTTTCATCCTTGAGATATAGAAATGCACACAAATCGCCAGTTTCTTTGTAAAGCACATATGCTTGAGCACCAGAATTACTTTTCTTTTTAAACCAATTATTGAAGCCATCATAATCCGATCTTAAAGAATCAAAAAAACTATCATTCAAATTTATCTCACTAAAAGGAACTTCTTGAATAGGATCATTTTTGTACATTGTCATACAACTCCCATAATATTATTTCACTACTATAATTTATTTTATCAAAAAAGAGAGCTCAGTTGCTCTCTTCAGTGAAATAATATTAGGCGTAGTTTATCGTCATTGCGGACAAATGATGGCCTGCAGAGTCGAACTGCAGCATTCCAACTATGAAATGACCGTACCGTCTGCCTTCCTATGCCTAAGTCGAAAGACAAGAGAGTGAATTGCGCTACTCTCAACGCAGATGCCCGGAATCGAACCGAGATCAGAAGCTCTGCCATCGAGCTATATCCGCTACCACTATGCAATTGATTATGCAATCTGCTTTAATTTATGCCATCTCTGGCAACGGAAGCAGCAGGATTCGAACCTGCGAAAGTCCTTTCAAAGGCTTTACCAATTAACTGGCGCTTTAAACCGCTCAGCCATGCTTCCACGCTGTCGAGGGCTAGCCTCGATACGTTGTCCTGGCAGGTATATTGTCGTTGATAAGTAAATGTAGAAATTAAAGCCAGGAAATGGATAGGTAAGGGACTCGCACCCTTTTTTGCGCTGCGACATGATAGTTAGAAACGCAGTGCCCACCTGGGACCTTCCAGCCGGTGCGATGACATATCACCGGCTATGTGCTGCTGTGTGTCAGCACAATACCGCATGGCGGAATCGAACCGTCAAGCTAGGTGGAATAGCTAACCGTTTGCGGTACCAATTTATGGAGTGATACTTGGGATCCAAAATACAAATTTAAGGTTTCCCGTTGATACGGGAAAGCATCGTGTGGGAGTCGAACCCACTAAACAGCCACATTTCAAGCGGTAATTTCAGGCTTAACCAATTCATCCAATCAGAAAGAAGGTACTGTACTCATGTAGATCATGAACATTGATTTTATTTAAGGATACCGGCTGCCTTGCCCGGTCGATGCATAACCAGACGCCGAAGCGCCTGTTTTGGAAGAAGTTCTAATCAATTCCAGTAGGAAAGACACCCTTTGAAAAAACCGAGTAATTAGGCTTCGTGATACAATATCACTCTATTATTATCGCACCGGTTAGAGCCTAGCAGTTACCTAGTTTGACCCTAGAAATCCCCTAGTTTTGATTGCAGTAAAATAAAAAACGATACACTGTACTTGGAATAATGTACGGTGTATCGCAATTTACATTTTTGCTAATTTAGCTTCTAGAGCCTCAGTTAAAGTTTGAGAAAAGTTGATACCAGCATCTTCAGCCTTACGTGCTACATCTCCTGGAATAGTAGTATTTTTCTTTACTTTAGCAGGCTTAGACTTAGCTTTGGCTTCGTCTAAATCAACAGCAATCGGAATAACAGTTTTATCTATGTTTTTGCTTTGAACGGTCTTCCAATCAGATGGTTTAGGTAATTTATCGTGCAGTACCAGAACAGCACCCAAAACCTCAGAGCCCATAAGAATCGCTTCTGCCATTCCAGTACCACTCGTGAATGCTTCTGGAACATCTGGGAATGATACTGTATAAATTCCTTTGCCATTTTCACTGTCATCTAGAATAGCAGGATAGACAACTGCATTCTTTTTGTACTTTCCCATAATTACACTCCCTAAACATACCTTTATTTCTCTTAAATAATACGCCTTTATACGTATAAAGTAAATAAAAGACGTCAAGATAATTCTTGGCGCCTTTTGCTATTAGCTAGCGATGTTCTTCTACCTGGTGTAGAATATGTTTGTAAGTACCAACGGGAATTAGCGTTTTTCTGCTAGAATACGCAACTGGGATTAAATTTCCCTTTGGTCCGCGAAACATGTGATGGTCTCCGCTGATACGGATTTCTTCGTAATGCAACTCACGAAGCATCTTCACAACATCGCCCGCTTTATGTTCTACCATAGGCAGGCCTCCTTTCTATTAGAATATCTATATTATACGCCTAACATACGCACGAACAAAGCAGAACAACAAAAAACCGGCATAAACTGTCGGTTTTTTTGCTATAAAAATATCTGTAATGGCGGAACCAGGCCACGATTAACCTTGTACAAATCAATTGCATATTCCATGCATTGAGCAAATTGATAACAGGCTCGCTTATCAAGATTCGACCAGGTTGCGTTGCCTGAAATATGCAGTGCATCCCGTACGTTTCGAACTGGCTCATTTTTGATATAGTGTTGCACCAGAATATCACGGCACATACGGTCACATCCCTCTAATGCATGGTTAACTGCTTGAACGGCTCTTAAACACTCAGCATGTTTGATAAAACGCTGCTCAACTCCATTATCAATACCGCTACCACCACCAGTTGCGCTGAGAGCTGGCGATTTCAGTTCTCCCCACGCTCCAGACATCCGTTTCAGTTCTTGATAATTATAGCCATCATAACATTCTCGATCGCTAAAAAAGGACTTAACGGCCTGTACCGTTGCTGCACGGTCAATGGGACGGAATTCACTGTCATTTATCGTCTGCTGCTGAACCACAATGCCACTCTCCTCTGCTATAATTGATGGTGTTGATTCATTAGAGGGTCGTGCCATCATGGTTCGGCTCTTTTTTACTGCCATGCTGATTGCCTAAAGAAAGAACAGGCTCAGCATGAAGCAGATGAACCTGACAGCGGTGTTGTGGACCGTCATAATCATGGCAATCGTAATTGATGCGATAGCTGCGTACTTAAATCCAACCACCATCGTTCCCAATACCATTTCCTTACGCATATCTATCCTCCCAACACGTGTGCTAGCAACACAATCACGACTGCCCAAAACAGCAGGCAAGCCATTACCGTCATCCCTAATCCATTCCACTTTCTTTTCATTGTGGTCACCTGTATAACGTTGGCTTTCGCAGCATATCAAACCTTGCCCCGATTCTCGGCAGCTTCTTTGATACGTAGCTCTGCCCGTCCTGGTATACCTCATCTAGCATGACCGTTTCGTTAATGTGATTAGCTTCAATGATCAGGTACAGTTTTGAGTCACCAAGTGTCACTGCTCTGCTGTTACGGAATGCCCGCTCAACCTCTTTGCTTTCCATCTCTTTCTCCTTCCAGTAATTCTTCTACTTTGTAATCAATTGAAGTTTTGATGTCGTAGTAGTCCTTGACGATCGTCCCGTCACGCTTGATGCGCTGATGCATCGGCTGTGTTTTGGTGGTCGTGCCTAAGATCTTGACTTTAAAGTAGCTTCTGAGTGGTGTCACCGCCTCAACCGGAACGCCGTACTTGCGCCAGAACAGCTTAAATCTTAGCTGTGCACTCGCGTCGGTTGCTCGATAGGCAATTCCCGTTTTAACGTCGTAAACGTGCTCTATGGACCCGTCAACACCATACACAACAAAGTCAGGCCGATAGTAAATTCCGCCAACACGGACTTCGCCGGCATTATAGATTGGCAACAACTCGTACTGGGGATGCACCTGGTACTTCTTACCGCAGCTCTTGATATAAGCTGCGTAGAAAGACGCCTCTTTTCTTGAGTCAAACGTGTAACCGTCCAGCTTAACCTTCTTGCCATAGTAGTTTTTCAATCTTTCAGTTCCTTTCCACACACCGGGCAGTACTTGATGCGATTAGACTGACCGACGCTGATCACACTTTCGCCACATTTGACCTTCGCCATCGCATCGAGCTGCGTGTGGTTGATGATCTTAACCGTCACACCGATGCCGTCAAACCGGCAGGACAGCAGTGCTTTATGTTTTTCGCAAAATTCACACATTTTCATACTCCCTGTAGATGACCAACGCCGTGCAGCATAACTGATTGTCTTCCTCGATAAAATCAGTCGACAGTTTGACGTCCATAACGATATAGTCGGGATGTTTGTCTAGCCAACGATTGATCTGCACGCTGGGATCAATATCGTTGACCAGATCGGTAAACATTTTTGTCTTGACCATCGCGTGCCTCCTTAAACAGAACGTTTTTGTCTTTCGTGTACACGTCCATGTATGTTTCGTTGAGATTGCCATTATAGGTAAACTCGAAGTAGTAGTCCTTGTCGTTGTATCTGCCCGGTGCTGCAAGCATGGCCTTGTGATTCTGCAGAGCCTTAGCTTGCCACACGACAAACACGTTTTCCGGCTTGCAGGCCGTTTCCTTTCCGACCAGCTTGTTGAGATAGTCAGATACGCGCCATTTGCACTTGTTGATAAATTCTTGATTAGTCACGGTCAAACACATCCTCTGCTTCTTCGGCCAGATCAAGCGCATCATCTGCGATATCGTGCAACTGCATAATGTAGTCAAAATCAAATTCGTCATTATCATAGTAACCATAGGCATCGTCTAGCGTGTCCATGTCTCCCAACAGTTTGTTGAGCTTTTCTTTGTATTCTTTTTTAGTCATGATGTTCACTCCCATATCGTGATTCGACCATGCAGACAAAATATTCTTGCCTGCAGATAATCGTCTTAGTGTTGGATAATTTCTTAGCCGTTGTTCCTACAATGTTTTTGATTTTAAAAAAAACCGTCTTCAATCTTCAGAGTGTCGTTTGGAGTAACCCACTTTTGTGGGCAGGGTTTGATGCCTGGTATCTGTGTGTAGATGTCATAGTACTTAGCCATGATGTTCCTCCAAATCAAAAATCAGCTCCGCTAACTCGTACCAATACGTAGATAAAGCTCCGTCTACACGGTTCATCCTCCAAAGCACCTCATCATCAACAGTCCGTTCTTTAAGCTGTTTGTAGATTAAGGATTCCAGCTCGTCGAGATCGTGTTTGGCTTCATCTCGCCTTTTCTTCAGTTCTTCTAAATTCATAACGTTTCTCCAAAATCTTTGCGCATCTCCAAATTTCTAATCCGCATATCAAGAACGTTCTTGTATCCCTGCATAAACAACCGCTGGCGGTTCAGCAAGTTAAGCTGCAGATCACTGACCGTCTGCTCCTTTTTCTGATCGTCTAAAAATAAAATCAGCTTATCTAAGCGAAACTTTAGCTCAGCTCGTTCTTGATTGAGCCGTTCGATAATATCAACATTCATGTCATTCATCGCCTTTTTGTACAAGCGACCGCCACAAATTGGACAGTATGGAAATGGAATCCGATTGCGTTCTTTACTTTCCATGTTGTGCAAATCAATGTCTTTATACTTTCCAGTTTCAAGATTGATTCTCTCAGTGATTGAGACCAAATCTTTATCGTCGTTAGCACTCATAAAGGTATAGTGTCCTCCGCTTTTTAATGGGCAGCCATCCCTGTGGCCCGGTTTGCTGATTTCGCGCCCAAGCCGGTTCAATTCGTCCAGTAAGTCAAAGACAACGCTATCGGCGTTGTTTAGCAGCAATAAGAGCCTTAACATGGCGCCGGCGTCTTCTGGGTTACCGCCATTCAGCTCGTTTGTGTAGGCATCAAAAAATCCAAATGCCTGATCAACGATTGATTTTTTGACGTGTGGATACTCTTTGTAGTGACGTTCGTTGTTTTCCATTGTGTTAGTCCTCCGTCTTATTCCCTTGGTTGATCATCGATTTTGTTGCTCCTCGACCAGTGCAAATATTGCCATTTCAGCTTGCAGCAATCTTGCCAAGTGCTCGCTTTGCAATTCGCCATCATTTTCCAAGTAGTCATACCGTTCAGCAATGTTGTCCATAATCCACTGTGCACTGATAGTTCCGAAACTGTTCATCAATTGGAAATAAGGCGAGAATCCAGAACAATAAAGGCCGTCAACAAGGTAAACCGTAATTTCATGGTCGTTGTTGTCGAGAAAGCGTGTCGTGACTCTCGTGCCTTTTCTAACATTTTCGTTATCGGTAATTGGTGACCGTGATTTAAAGATTTTGGTTGGCGTTTCACATGAAATAAAACTGGCAATTGTTAGCTTTTCATCACTTTCGTCAATCTCGTACTTCTTGGCTTTGTACCAACAAATGCACCGCATAATGTCGCTGTCATCAAGCGTGTAAAGATGTTGACCTTGAGCGTACAGTTCTAGGAAATCGCCCAGGTTCTCAGCCTTGCTGAATGCTCGTTCGCATTGCTCTCTAAGCACGTTCTCAGCCTCCTTTTCAATCGTGTTTAGGCTCGTCCGTCAGGTCGTTTTTCTGTATCTCATCCAGCAGTTCTTTATCCATCATGCTGTCATCGCGTTCTGGCTCTTCTGCCACATAGTAGAAGCCTTTCTCATCAGGAACGCCATACTCGCCGGCAGCTGCTGAAACATGAATTCGATTGTGGCAAACACGACAGCAGATATGTTTGTATCCATACGGAATCTCTCGCGTGTATGATTCGCCGCAAAATGGACACATTACTTTTGCCTTCACCGGTTCACGCCATCCTGGAACGTCAGCGTAGTTGATGTGGCGTTCTTGATTTTTATCAACCGGCGTGATTGTAAGGCCATAGTTTGCTGACTCATCCCCAGTCAGTACCTTGCTCGCCAATGCCAGAAAGGCAGTTCCTGTTGCCATATCAAACTGTTTTGGCGTTTCCAGTTGCAGTCGTGTCCCGTTGTTTTCAAATGAAAGCTTCATGTTAGTCGTTCTCCTTTTTGTTCTTATCAGCTCCCGCGTCGACTTCAGCTTTGGTGTAAGTCCACGAATCCACGTGATCATCAACCGCTACAAGCGTGATGTACTTAGGGTTGATCAGCAGCGTTGAGCAATTATTGAAGCTCGGGTCCACTGACATGATCACGTTGTCCGTCTGATACAGCTTGTGCTCCTTAAGGCAAGCTTGAATCTTGATACATTCCTTCCGCACATCCGCAGTCCAGATGGTCCATGTCTGCTCACCTGCGCCAGGAATCATGGCGTAAATATCAATTTTTGTCATGTTTGTTCTCCTTACTTAAATCTTGTAAATCGGGATGTTAGGAATCTCTCGGTTCTTGGCATCCCTTTTCTTCTTCTGCAATGCTTGCCAGTCGTGCATCGTATAGATGTTCTGTCCTAGCCAGTCATCAAGGATCGTCTTCAGATAGCCATATGGAGTATTAGGCTCCGCGATCTTTGTCAGGTCGATTGCTTTATGGATGACTTTGTCAGACATCCCCTGATGCTTAACGTCTAGTAGCAGACGTTCAATCTTCCCAGTCATGGCACCCAAGCTGTCTGGCCATGCAACAAGAGGAAGTTTTTCTGTTTGTCGAGAGGGGCTTAATACATCTCTCTCTTTATTAATACTTGTAATATTATCTTTCGCTTTTCCGTGGGGAGGGGTAGTCATTTTTGCGGGGGTACCCCCTCCGTTTTTCCGTGGGGAGGGGGTACCGCTAACGATCGGATTACTCAGCGGATATAGTCGCCGTTCTTTAACCTGCTTGGTATTCGGGTAGCAGATAATCTCTCTGTAGAGATACCCACACTCAACGAGCGTTGATATCCATTTAGATATCGTCTTCTCGTTGATGTCATAAAGCTCGGCAAAGTAAGCGTTACGGGCAATACAATATCCATATTTATTGCTCAGAGCTGTGATTTCGCTGTACAGCTCACGAGCATTGGGCTTGCCAAGCCGTTTGTCGTACCTGACATTTGCCGGCAGGATAGAGTAGTATGACGGGGTCTCAACCATCACGCTCACTCCTTTCTCCGTTTTCTAATCAAGCTTCGTGCGTCAATCAACGGCTCCTGCGCCTTCTCTAGCAAGCCGATTGCAATCGCTATGGCAGAAACGGCTTCATCATCATTATTGGCTGCATACGCACGATCTAATGCACTCGCAATATCTCCTAGTTGTTCAAAAGCAATGTCAACGAACATTTTTTCGTTCGGTGTCAGCATGGTATAATCACTCCGTAATCAATTTTGATTTTGGCGTAACTAGTGGCGGCTAGTTGCGCTTTTTTTATCCGTTGAAACAGTAATTTGCCATGCGAACATGGCGATCCAGGTCAACGCAAACCAGTTGCCCCAGATTACGTGTCCAGACATCTCAGCGTAAGTAAAACCCACGCCAAGCAGCGTCCATACTAGTGCTCGAATCGTTCCCATCGTTTAACCTCCTCTTCCAACCGGTCAATTCGCCGGCTAAGCATCATGTGGTCAATAACCATTGCCAGCAGAATCAGTCCACCGACAACTGGTGCGAAAACGTCCATTCGATATCATTCCTTTCTGTTACAATTGGTTCATTAATTAACGAGGTGAACTAAATTGAAAGATTTTCTTATTTCAAACTGGACTTCAATAATCGCTACATTATCTTTCTTTTTAAGCGTTGGACTAGCTATTGATCGAATTTTGCAATCTCGTCAAAGACTTAAATTAAATCGAATACGAACTTATTTTGTTGGTCATAAATCCCTATATCTTTTAATAACCATTACTAATAAATCAAACGTCCCTATCGCAATCGTTAATGCTGAAGTAGGGAATGTAAAAGTGTATAGAGCTCAACACTATTTCATGCGTAGCAACACTGATGAGCGTAAAAACGTTTTGACTTCTCTTTTTCCTATACAACTAAACGCACACGAAACAGTTGATCTAATCATGGAATTCGTATCTGAAACAAATTGGATTAAAGGGCCTAATAATTTAAAACTAATTACATCTAAAAAACCGATATCTGAAGACCTCAACCTATTAAACCTAGAGATCCCAAAAGAGCAAGTCCTGAAAGAAGTGCCGACAAGATATAAATGATTAACAATTTGTCTAAATTTGAATACCAAGTGAAAATACGAGTAAGCAATTCTTTTAACATATTCTGACCTCCTAATAGATCAATTAACCTTTCGCAATTCTTTTAGAAGCTGTGCTAACTCTTCTGGTGTTAGCTGGCTCTTTTTTAATTTCTTCAAAAGATAGCTGCGAACAGCATTGAATAGTTCTAAATCCATCATCGTACCTCCTTTGCTGTCCAGTCGATCTCGTCATGGTGCTCATGCATCCACGGCCTAGCGTATGGCAGATAAATCTTAGTTATCTTGCCAGTACCATGAACTTCCATTACCCATGCACCAGGCTGACCGTTTTCAACCTGAATTTCTGGGAATTGGTCAAAGACATACAACCGGACCCAACTCTTTGCCTTGCCAGCAAATAAGTCCGCCCGTATGTCTTCAAGCTTCACCCAATCCGGTTCTGGCTTAGCTCTGCCTAGAATCTTCGCGATTATTGGCGCAAGCTGTTTGGCTAGTTCAAGCAATCCTTGCTTGGTCAACTTGATTTCCATCGTTATGCTCCCTTCTTTTCAGCTGTATACTTAATTCATCTCCTAACGAAAGGAGGTGAAACTAATATGGATGATGAAGTTATTTGTCCTTACTGCGGCAGTAATGAAGCTGGTAAACTTTCTCCCGCAGGGGATGCAGATAAATTTCTAATTGTTAGTTTTTCAACTAAACGTAATGCCGTAACTGGTTCTGGATGCATTGTTGAATTATATGGCTGCGCATCTTGCCATAAAGTTTGGATGGAAGATGATTCAATTAGTGCGGAAAAGTGATATTTTTAGCCATTTTGTTAAAAATCTTTATTGACTTTTTCGCTTTATTTTTAGGAGCTTTTTTAAGCTCCTTTTTCTTTTGTTCCGTCATCTCTGCTTCGTTATGAGTCATCGCTATGCTCCCTTCTTTTCGTCTGCGGTTTCGATTAGTGGAAGGATGCTATGCCGTTTGAGCAGTTCATACAACCCAAGTCGTCCTTTCTGCGTCCATTTGGTATGCATGACGGCTTTTTGAGTGCCATCTGTTTTAGTCACCATGATCGTCTCTGAATGCGTCCAACCAGTCCGTTGATACTTGCTGTATAACAGCCAAGTATCGCCTTGCTTGTAAATGACGCCTAGATCATGCAGCTTATGATTCATTGCCTGACCACTCATGCCATAATCTTTGGCAATCTGAGTGATTGTGACCAACGATTTATTGCTCAGCACCAGATCGTAGTAGCTGGCTTTAGGCGTCAGCTCATTGACCCGCTGTTCAGCAATTGACCGGCGCTCCCGCTCAGTCTTAAGCTCCGTTGCCAGCTTGATAATCGTGTCTGGATTTAGCAGCACTTCCTCAATCTTCTCGTCCGTCATGTATGCTCCGTGCTTGCGGATTGATGGTAGAACATCGGAAGCAACCCAGTCCGTGAACTTCTCAGCATTTTTTGCGTGCGATTTGAATGCTAGTTTGTACAGACCGGCTTCACTAATTACAGTTACTTTCTGTTTTCCTCCAGGGGTGTCTAAAACGGACACCCCTTTAAATTGTTCTGGAACATGATCACGAATAGCTTTCGCTGTCTGAGAATATCCCAGGATTTTGGCTACATCTTTACCGACGAAATATGGCTGTCCGCTGATGGTCAAAGTTCGCACTTGTTGGCCGTTGAACTTAAATAATTGTGATTGATTCATTCTTATCACCCCTCAATTTAATAATTTCGCTTAGTATTTGATTACTTTTTACTAAGATTTTTGCTTAAAAAGTGCATCAAAAATAACACTTGGGTCAATTGCATACAACTGAGCCAAAGCGTAGATGTTTCTGGAGCTTGGCTTGCTTAAGCCCTGCTCCCAAGCTGAGATTGTTGTCTGTGATACACCAATCTCTTTTCCTAATTCTGTCTGTGATAGGCCTTTGCCTACTCGCAGCATTTTTAATGTCATTGTCAACTTATCATCCCCTAGAAACCGAATAGACTGAGTAAGGATAGAATGAGGATCCCTACTAACAGCCATAATTCGACTCTTTCTCGTGTTTCTTTTTTCATTGATTCTTACAACTTGTCAAGGTACACTAAAGTTCGGGGAGAATTAACTCCCCTTGCTTTATGTTTTTAGAGCCAAGCAATTAGATGATCGATCAGTAAGACGATAAAGGTAATGATTTCTAGCCAGAACCGAATCGTTTCATGTCGCTCAGCTTTTTGTTGGGCTCTTTTTTGTTGCCTCGACAAACCGCTATGCTCCTTTCTTGTTAAGGTCTTGATCAACCTTACATATACTATTATATTAAGTTTACTTAATAAGTCAATAACTAATATTAATTTTTTTGCTCATATGTTTTATTTCTTATTAATTAGTCTTATTATTTAATCAAGATAACTTAATAACGACTAATAAAGGAGGCAATAAAAATGATAGGAGAAAGAATCAAGGAACTTCGTAAAAGCAAAAAAATGTCACAATCTGAGCTAGGCAAGTTCATTGGAGTATCGCAGACCACTGTTACGGCTTGGGAAAATGGTCGTGCCGAGCCTTCCAGTTCATATGTTACAAAACTAGCTACTTTCTTCAACGTCTCCACTGATTACCTACTCGGCCGCGACCCCAGGGAAGACGATCTCAAGACCGCAGACCTCGCTGATGATGACACCATCTTTACTTTCGAGGGCAAGCTTATCCCTGAGCAGGACTTGGAATACATGAAACGGCTGCTGCGCGGTGGGAGAAAATAAAATTATCGAGGAGTATTGAAAAATGAAAATGGCTTTGGCTAACTTAACGCTGGTGTTGGTGGCTCTGGGGCTGATTGCTTTTGTTGTCAGTATCGTCTTAGCAATCATGAAAAAAATCAAATGGCGCTATCCGCCGATCATTCTGGTCGTAACGCTCGTTGTACTCGTCGTGGCTGTCGAGGCTATCGGCCCGATTGATGAAAGCAAGTCTGCAGACGTGCGTGTCGGCAAGCTTGTCTACAGTAAAGGCGACAAAGAGGATGGCACCGTGTACTACGATACAAACGGTAACGGCCAGGCAACCATCAAGGTTAAGGGCTTGGCTGACGGCCAGGTAGTCGTCCAAAACGATGATGATGAGCATGACTTTAAAGACCAGATCGTCAAGGTTAAAAAAGGTAAGACTACGAAAACAACTATCAAACAACCAGAAAAACAAGATGATCACAATTATGTCTTAGATGAAGGTAACGGGCATAAAGAACGTTTCTGCGTGCTTGGTGGCAACGAAGGCCTTAGTGCTGATGTTGGGTCAACAATCAACGATGACTTAGCAGATCGTTTAAGCGAAGAAAAGGATGATGGCAGCAGTTGGGCTAGGTACGTCACCAAAGTTACCTATAAAAATAAACACATTACAGTCCACTTAAACAGTAACGTTTATGCATTAAATCACAAGGCACTAGACAATCTCGCTAGAATGTCGCAAGGCATGGCATTATCCGTGCTTGACGAGGATGATGAGATCAGCGATTCCAAGGCATCTGAAGGTATGTCGACCCAGTGGAAAGTTGGCGATGACATCGTAGGCTACACGGGTCTAGGCAACTATCACAACTACAAGTGGAACATTTAGCACAGAATCGAGGCGATAACATGAACGAAACTAGTAGCTACCTTGAGAAAGTGGCGAGCGATCATGATATCAGCGTTATCTGGACTGACAAATTAGCTCCTGAAACTCCGCCTGGCTGTTCGCTCCATTACCGCAGCATTGTCATGAACCTTAACTGGCATCGCCCTGCTGAAATTTCGTTTCAGCTTGCTCACGAAATTTCACACATCTTAAATGGTGATGAAACTGATATTTGCTTTTACCACGCTACCTTCACAGGCAAACACTCCGTTGAATATAAAGCAAACACTGGCGCAGTTAAACTTATGGTTCCTTTTTATTGCCAAGGCATACCAAAAGAAACCATAAACGTATACGATTTTATGGAATTATACGAAGTGCCAAGCTACCTTGACAATGTAGTCAGGGAAGAAGTGCACAACTATTATATTTCAAACAGATACTAATAATACGTCCAAGCGTGATCGACGTTAAAAGCTACCATTGGGAGGAATAACTATGAAAAAAATAGGTAAGTTTCTACTACCAATTCTTGCATTTGTTTCAATATTTATATTTACAGCCTCGCCTGCATCTGCAAAAAAATTTACCCTTGATTACGATACCTATAACGCAAAGTCAATTAAGACTTATAAAACAAACGCATCTGACAGCAGTTGGTCTGGTGTAAATGTAAAAGTCAACAAAATTCAAGTCGTTAAGCTAGCAAAAAAATATAAATATAATTCAGCAAATGATGGCAAATTTAAAATTAACGGTTTCATCAGATTGCACTATGTGATTCAGACCGGAAGTAAGGACGTAAATATTTATCCTACTCAAGGTACTTACTCTTTTAGCAATGGAGAACAACACCAAGCTGATAGTCTTGAAAACTGGGACGGATCGATTTCATCTCATGTTAAGAAGAGCGGCTGGGTATCAATACCCGTTCAGAAAGTTTCAGGCGTAAATTCCGTTCGCGCTAAATTTGATGCAAACTACGATACCGATAATGCTGACGATGATAACCAATATCATACTTATGATATGAACATTAACTTCTAAAATAAAAAAACAGCCCGGCACAGCGCCGAGCTTAATTTTTGCACATAAATCGAACATATGTTTAAGAAAGGACAATATTTATGTGGGTTGAAAAAAATAAGTCTGGCAATTATCGCTTCATTGAACGATATAAAGATCCTCTAACGGGCAAAAGCAAACGAGTTATCGTTACCTACCCTACTAAGAATAAATTCACTACTAAGAAAGCCCAGATGGAACTAGAAGCCAAAATTCAAGAACGCCTAAGACATATTCAGGACGGCAACATCAAAAAAGGTGTCACCCTTCATCAAGTCATAAACGAATGGGAACCAATATATAAGGCACGTGTTAAAGGCACAACCTGGCAAACGTATATTGTCGCAAAAAAGCATATTAAGAAATACATTGGATATAATGTCCAGGTTAGCAAAATTACACCCAAGTTTCTCATTCACGCCTATGAAACCATGCTTTATCGTGACGGATATAATAACCCTACTGTTAAAATGGTAGCTTTTAAGATGACAAGCATCCTTCGATTTGCTTATAGACGAGACTATATAGCTACGCAACCGCCTAAAGAACTAGACATTAATTGGAAAAAGTCTAAGCACAATGATTTAGATAAAAAGTTTTTAGAAACGCAAGAGCTTGAACGAGTCCTGGACTATGTTTATCAAAAGAATGAACAGCAAGGAGCTATTTTTGAATGGCAATATTTAACGGGAATGCGAATTGGCGAAGTTCTGGGCTTGAAGGTAGGCGATATCTTTAAGGAAAATGGTAAGTACTATGCTCACGTCAACGGCACATTAGTATACACAGGGCTTAAAACTTCTCAGTATTACAAACAGTCAACCCCGAAAACTGATGATAGTTTTAGAGACGTTTTTCTACCAGAAAAAGCGGTTGAACTTTATCATCGGTGGAGCGACGGTAAAGATTCAAACCGCTTTTTATTCTTTATAGATGATCATTTTTTTGCAGTTACTAGCTTGAACAGGCGATTGCGTCAAGCACGAAAAATTCTTGATATTGACAAGCCTATCACGACACACATTTTCCGACACACCCACGTTAGCAAGTTAGCTGAGTTAGGAGTCCCACTCTACATCATTCAAAATCGAGTTGGGCATGCCGACTCAGAAACTACCCGAAACATTTATCTGCACGTTACTCAGGCAGCGAAATCTAAGTGGGACGATACCATCTTCTCACTATAA